TGAACCTATCTTAGTTTCTTGTTATGGCACAATGGGTTGTACAACACCAAGTTCAACTGACTTTACTGCTTATCCTGATTTGACACAGGAGCAAGTAGAATCTTGGCTTGATGCAGGATTAGATGTACCAACTATAGACTTAGGATTAGATGCTCAAATTGAGAATATTATAAATCCGCCAATTATTGTTTTGCCTTTGCCTTGGGGTAATACAAATAATTAATTATATATTTGTAAAAAATAAATATTATGACACTTAACGAACAACAACTACAGGAACTACAAAACATTATCAATGCAATTCCTACATTATACGGAGTGCAATTAATTCAATTTTTCCAAAAGGTAAGCCAAGATGCCCAACCTAAAGAGGAAGTAAAAGCAGACTAATGACACCACATAGCGACCGAGCAGACCTATCAACACTTACAAGCATCTTAGGTGCAGTTATTTCAATAACAAGTATTCAACCAATAGTTACATTAATGGCTAGTTTGGTCGCTATTGTTTCAGGTTTATTTGCAATTAGATATTATTACAAAGCTATTAAAAAGTTAAAGTAATGATGAAATTTTTAAATACTATGTATGGTTCATGGGTTAAGATATTCCTATCTGCAATACTTGCAATGGTAATAAGCAAAGGTGATATTTATTCAGTAACATTAAAGGATTGTATCAATGCAGGTATCATTTCAATATTACCTATAGTCATAAATTTCATAAATCCACATGATACTAGATATGGGAAATAAAACTAAGTTATTTATTATTTATTTAATATGTTTATTTCTGATAATAATATCAGGATGCAATACTATAAAGAAGGCAGAAAGAACAGTTTTAAATGACAAAGAAAGTAGTGAAAGGGTATTCAGGGAATTAGAAAAAACAAGACCATGTGCTAATGATACAACGGTTATAACTGTTTCAGATACAGTTTATAAAACAGATACTGCTATAGATTATAAAAGCGATACAATAAACAATGTTATAACATTGACAGAGAAGGGCAAAATAATTTATAAGACTAAGACAATAACTGAAACCAAAACTGCGTTTGTAGTAGATAATCGTAGATTGGATTTAATGGCTGATTCTGTGCGTTTTTATAAGGTTTCTTTGGCATATAGTATAGATACTACAAAAAAGTGGAAAAACAGATTTTGGAACTTATTATTGGGTTTAATTGGATTTATAATAATTATCGTATTTTTATATAAGCTATTAAAGACTTTAAAATGAAAGACCAAGTAACATTAGATAGGATAAAATTATTGCATCCTAAGTTAAAAGATGAAGTTTTAAATATATATGATGAAATAGTAGCTGCACTTAATGGTTCAGCTATTTGTCGTTTTGCATATACTTTAAGAACCTTTGCTGAACAGGATGCATTATATGCACAAGGTAGAACAAAGGCAGGTGCTAAGGTTACAAATGCTAAAGGTGGGCAGTCATATCATAATTACGGATTAGCTATTGATATTGTTTTATTGGTAGACAAGGATAAAAATGGTAGTTTTGAAACTGCAACTTGGGAAACCAATGAAGACTTTGATGGTGATAAAACTTCTGATTGGATGGAAATTGTATCTATATTTAAAAGACATGGGTTTGAATGGGGTGGGGATTGGCATTTCAAAGACACTCCACACTTTCAAAAAACATTTGGCAAATCAATTAATGAATTACTAACACTACATACAAACAACAAAGTTGATAAAAACGGCTTTGTACTAATTTAAACTTTATGCTAAAAACCAAACGAAGAAGGCTTTACTTTGATATAGAAGTAAGTGCAAACGTAGGTTTATTTTGGCAGTCAGGATATAAACTGCAAATAGGTACAGAGAATATTATAAAAGAAAGAGCAGTCATATGCATTTGTTACAAGTGGGAAGATGACAAAGATGTCTATTATTTGCAATGGGATAGCAAACAATGTGATAAAAAACTATTGCAGGAATTTGTTAGTGTAGCAAATCAGGCTGATGAATTAGTAGGACATAATGGTGATAAGTTTGACTTAGCATGGATTAGAACAAGATGCTTATTTCATAGAATAGAAATGTTCCCTACATATACTACAATAGATACATTAAAGGTTGCAAGGTCAAAGTTTAGATTTAATTCTAATAGGCTTGATTACATTGGTAAGTTCTTAGGCTTAGGTCAAAAGAATCATACCAACTTTGATTTATGGAAAGACATAATGCTAAAGAATTGCAAAAAGGCAATGAATACAATGATTGATTATTGTATTCAAGATGTAGTGTTATTAGAAAAAGTTCACAAAGAATTAAATAATCATATACCTGCTAAGACCCATTATGGTGTTGTATTTGGACATGATAGGGGTACTTGTCCTGAATGTGGTAGTGATGATTTAATAAGAAATAACAAAGTAATTACTGCAACAGGATTAACTAGGATTCAATATAAATGCAATACCTGCCATAAGTATCATTCTAAAACTGACAAATAATGAAAGAGTTAGAAAGTCAAGAAGTCTATTTAGATTATGAAAAAAGGGATTCAAATATCCTAAGTTTAGTTATAGAAGATATGCGTAAACGTGAGGATATAGGTAAAATAAAATATGGTACAACAATGGATAGGAATGATTTATCAACTAACCAATGGTTATTACATATGAGAGAAGAACTAATGGATGCTATTCTTTATTTAAAAAAATTAGAATTGATACAAAGCGAAGGCAATAAAGATAAAATTTATTAATATGCGTTACCCTAAAAATTGGAATAAAATGAGTTTAGCAGAACAGGAAACTTGGTTAGTAAAAAAGTTATCAGAATTGTATGATATGGAAAATAATATTAAACAAGCATTAGCTAGGGTTAGAGGTGGCACAAAGTTTGAAGTTAAAGAAGTAGATAGACCTGATGAAGCATTATTAAAGTTGTGAAAATAAAGATAGTATATAAGAAGCTAGGTAGAGAACAGGCACATGGCATTGCTGAAAGTGATGGTGTTATCTATATAGACCCTAGATTAAAGGGCAGGAAAAAGCTAGAAATATATATACATGAAATATTTCATATATTAAATCCTGAAGATACAGAAGAAGAAATCATTGAAAAGAGTGTTACACTAACTAAGATGCTATGGAATCTAGGCTATAGACAAGTAGACAATAGCAAACATTTACCCCTACAGGATGGCAGTAAATAATATATAATTATATATCATTTACCACTTATCCCTATATTTTACCGTTCATCACATTTATAAAAAATAAGTGCATATTGTTTTGATAGTATGTTCATAAGTTGTATATTTGCTATGTCATTAATTGATAAACAAGCAAAAAAACAAATTATGGAAAATTTATTAGAAACAGTAGAATTTACTAAATTGTCATTGAACTACAAAGAATTTGATGCTTTGTATATGGCAACACTTACTCGTATTGAAAGAATTGAAAACCTAATTAAAAATTGGCAGGAATTTCCTAGCAATGATTCTGAATCATTTATTATTAAGTATTCAGAAGAAAAGGTATTGTTGCAAAACTTAGGTAAAAAATTATTAAATTTTAATCAAAATAATATCTAACAAAATGGAAAATCTATTACACACTTATGAAAATTTATGCTTAACTTATGGCAAAGAAACTATTGACCATTTAGATAGTTTTGTATATTGGCAAATAGAACACAATGGTAATATCAATGTAAATAATAAATTAGTTTCAGTTGAAGATTACTTTAAATTTTATCATAAGAAACCACAATTATTTGCAGGTTATGATTACGAAGATGATGATTTTACATTCGGACAATGGATGCAACATCAGGCAGAGTTGAAATATAATGAAATGGCTGAAATTTAAAAACTATAAAAAACAAACTATGAAATTAGTAAAAATCCAAACAGAATTAAAAGCACCCAAAAACCAAACTAATGCATTTGGTAAATATAAATACAGGAGTGCTGAAGACATTGTAGAAGCAGCCAAGCCAATACTTTTCAAGTATGATGCTGCATTATTAATTAGTGATGAAATGGTTCAGGTAGGTGAAAGAATATATGTAAAAGCTACTGCAACATTGATACTAGATGAAAATAATATTGTATCTGTTCATGGTTGGGCAAGAGAAGAAGAAGTTAAAAAAGGCATGGATGCAGCACAGATAACAGGAAGTGCTAGTTCATATGCTAGAAAGTATGCTTTGAATGGCTTATTTGCCATTGATGATACAAAGGATAGTGATGCAACAAATGACCATAAAGATGAAGTTGGTGAAGACAAAAGAATGGAGTTAATAGTATTATTAGAAAATACAATTTGGGATAGCACTACAAAGGATTCTATTGCAAATAAGATTAGTCAATATACTACTAAGGAGCAATATAATAAAGCATATAAATCTATTACTGAAAATCAAATAAAATAATTATGGAAAATATTTGGGGAATAAAAGTTAGTAGAATAGCTTTGCCTAAAGAAAAACTAAGTTTTAATGATTGGGTAAGGGCATTAAATGTATCTAGCAATTACCGTAGTAATACTACCAATAACGAACATTTTTTAAACAGTCAATATAATTTTTCTAAAATTAAAAACAAACAACATGACACAACAAACGCAGGTGCTTAATCACCTTAAAAAAGAACCGCTTACACCATTAGTGGCATTAAGAAAGTATGGTACATTAAGATTAGCAGCATTAGTATTTAACCTTCGTGATGAAGGATATAACATTAAAACTAATATGGTTAATGTTGGAACTAAAAACAAGCCTAAAACAGTAGCACAGTATTCACTTTTAAAAAACAAAACAAATGGAAAATAACGAATTAGTTAAAAAGAAATATGGTGCTTGGAAAAAAGCAACATCTAAAGGAGAAGTAATTAATTTTACTATAGAAGGTAAAAAGTATTCTATGTGGGTTAACACTTACAAGACAGAATCAAAACATCCTGACTACCAAATTTATGAAGACCATTATGTAATGCAAAAAGAATCAAAAGATTTACCATTTTAACTATGTCAATACAAAAACAAATACATGATGCATATAAAATGCAAAAAGATAGCTTTAATTTCCTACATAAACTAATGACAAGGGAAGGCATTATACTTGATGATATAGCAGTAACAATATCTAATAAAAGTATAAAACCTAATAAGATTGTACAATTAGTTGAAGAAGTTTTTGATACTGATATTAAAGCTAAAAATAGAAAACAATCTACCATTCATGGTAGACAAGCAGCAGCTTATATATTAAGATTATATACTAAATTAAGTCTATCTGAAATAGCACCTTATATTGGAGTAAATCATCATTCCACAACTTTGTATTCTATTAAAAATTGTAGTAATATAATGGAAACTGAAGAATGGTTTAAAGAAAAAATACTTCAGATATGTACTGAATTAGATGAATATAATTTATATTTGTCTTCTAATTAAAACAAAGATATGTCGCATATATCTTACAAAACAATATTGGGGGGATGATGAACTGCTAATGCGACTAGCAGGGAATCTGAACCCCATTTTTTATTTTATGTCAAAAGACCCTGCATTTTTATTTTATCCTAATGATTACATTGGGGGTACAATGGGTATGACCTTTGAAGAAAAAGGTGCATATATGGAACTGCTAATGTTGCAATTCAATAGAGGACATATGAACATACATATGATTGAACGAACCGTTGGAGAAAATTGGAAAAACATTAAAGATAAATTTAAGCAAGATGAAAAAGGATTATTTTTTAATGAAAGGCTTGAACAAGAAAAAGAAAAGAGAGCAAATTTTACAGAATCAAGGCGAAACAATAGAAGTGGTATAAATCAAAAGACATTAGAATCTGATAATAATATAACTTGTATTTATTTATTTAAGGATTTAGATAGTGGTTATATAAAAATAGGTGCTAGTATTAACCCCAAAAATAGGCTTAGTACAATAAAAAGCAGAGAAAATAAAAGATTATTATTTATATGTTATTTTGAAAATTGTACTTTAGGTGATGAAAAAAATATACATAAAAAGTTTGAAGAATATCATATAAATGGTGATTGGTTTAATATAAATGAACAAGAAGTAATTGATTATATTACAAATCATATGAATAAACATATGTTAAAACATATGGAAAATGTAAATATAAATGTAAATAATAAAGATTTATTTATAAATAGTATAGAAGAATATAAAGAACTATTAGGTGAATCGTATAATGAATTTTTAGAATATTGGTGTGAATCAGATAAAAATGGTAAATTGCGTTATGAACTTGAAAAGTTTTTTGATGTTAAACGCAGAATAAATACTTGGATAAAAAACAAACTACGTTATGGAAATACAAAAACATTTAAACCAACTGCCACAAGTAAAGAACGAATGGCTTCCCTTAAAGAGTGGGTTAATAGCTGATAATGAAATAGCTGAAGCCTTTAAAGGTGATAAACTTAATTTGCTTTCAACTGTAACTTTAAAAGAAAACTTAGCTTATATTTTTACTTTGCTAGGATTTACAAAATATCCTGACAAAGAAGAAATGATTATTATTGAAGACTTTATACGTACAAGTTATCCATTTTATACCGTACAGGAATTTAGGATAGCTTTTAAAATGGCAGTGCAGGGTAAGTTAGATTGCAGTACTGAACACTATGAAAAGTTTAGTCCTAAGTTTATTGGTCAGGTAATGTCAGCCTATACAAAAAAGGCAGTAGAAGTTAGAAAAATGATAAAACCTATTTTAAGCCAATTAGAGACACCTAAATTATCAGATGATGACATAGTATCATTTACTCAAAAAGAGTGGCTAGAATCGGCTAAAAATGACTTTAATAAGGTTTTTAATGCAGATAAGGTATTCGCAATTTTACTAAGACAGGGAAAATTAAAGTTTGAACCTAGCGAAATGTTAAATATAATAAAGCTAGTAAGAGAAGATAATCTATTGAAACTTAATAAGTTATATGGACAAGATGCAAAAGAATTTAGTAAACGTATAAAGGATGATGATTTTATTGATACACAATGTAAAAAACTAGCTTTAGTAAAATATTTTGAAAATATATCAAATCAAGTATAATTTTAGGGGAATTAAAAGGTATGCGTATACTTCTGATTTTATAAACTATTATGCATCCTATATGGATGTAAAAACAAAAACCAACTTAATAACTGAAAAAAAAGAGTTTTATGAGAAAGTGCAAAAAATGCGGAATGAGCAAAAAGTATAATGAATTTAAAATTGCAAAGAATAATTTAACAGGATACAGTTTAACTTTATGTGCAGATTGTCATAGAGAATCTGAAAAGCAAAGACATAAAAATAGAAAACAAGATACAATAATAGCATTTTAATATGGACATATCAGCAAACGATTTAACAAAGTGGGCAAAAAAGAGTTTAGAATATATTGGGTATAGACTTAACAGAGTTAATAATATTCCATTTGGTAAACGCAAAGGAACTATAGAAAAAGGATGGGCAGACCTGCAAGGATATACATCAGAAGGTGTTTATGTTGCAGTAGAAGTTAAAAAGATTGGTGATAAATTAAGTCCTGAACAAAAAGAAAGATTGCAAGATATTCATAATTGTAAAGGAATTGTATATATTTGCACCGAAAAGGATAATCAACCTGTACTAATTGAATGGACAAAAATAAAATTATAGAGCAATATTGGCTTAACGAAGAAGTCAATCAGGCATTTGCAAAGATGCAACCTGAAGAATTGCAATATGATTTAAAGGTAGAAGTGTTTTTAGTTTTGCTAGAAATGGATGATGCTAAGTTATTGGGTATGTATGAAAGGAATGAAATTAGATTTTATATAGTTAGGACAATGCTTAACATGATTAAATCTGATAGAAGCCAATTTTGGAAGAAGTATAGGAATCATACAGAGTATAAAGAAAAGGATATAGCTGAAGCAGAAGATAATTGTGTTATTGGTATAATGGAAAAAGGAATAGAAAATCTTCATTGGTATCAAAAGGAAATATTAAAACTATATGCATTTGATTTTAATAAGAATGCAAAGGAGTTAAGTAGACATACAGGGATTCCATATATGTCAATTATTAGAACACTAAAACAAACAAAAACTGAATTGAAAAAACACATAAGGAAATGATTCAAATAATTATAACAAGTATATGTGCTTCATTATTTTTTAATACTATCCACAACTTACACCGTAAATGGGGAATCAATTTCAAGCCTTTCAGTTGCGGAAGTTGCTTGGCTTCGTGGATTGCGGTCGTATTATATTTCACACCTGAATTGATTTTAAACATATCAAGTGTATTATTTATATCAGGATTTTTAGCAGCAATAACAGAAACATTAATTTATAAAATATGGAACTAGAACATAGGCAATATTTGAAGGAGCATTATAATAATTATGAAACTGCAAAGAGTGGATTCCTTCGCAATTTAGATTTGAATATAATGAAGATGTATGAGCATATTTATAGGAAATATATTGATGCAGGTTTTATATTAACTATATGGTGTGGGAATTGCAGAATGGATATGGTGCTAAGATTATATGCATATTATGAAAAAGTATTAAATCAAGATAATTTATTAATCCCAACTGAAATAGTTGAAATAAAAAAGCGTGGTCGCAAACCGAAAACTAATGGCTAATTATATACACCCAACTGCAATCATAGGTGATAATGTTGAATTAGGTGATAACAATTATATAGGTGCTTATTGTATTATAGGTGACCCTGCAGAACATAAGAAGTATTGGAATGAACCAAAAGGAAAAGTAATTATTGGGAATAATAATATTATTACAGGATTGGTAACTATAGATGCAGGTACACAAGATGTCACATATATTAAAAACAATTGTTTTATAATGAAACATTCACATATAGGACATGATTGTATAATTCAAAACAATGTAACTATAAGTTGTGGTGCAAAAATTGGCGGTCATTCTATAATTAAAGAAAATTCAAACATAGGATTAAATGCAGTACTTCATCAATTCACTACAATAGAAGAAGGTTGTATGATTGGAGCAAGTGCATTTATTAAAGGGATGACAGAAGAATATTCAAAGTATGCAGGTGTTCCTGCTAGAAAAATAGGAGTAAACAAACCAAGATGAACGCAGTAATATTTTTAAACTATCAAAACGATAGTGTTAGTACATTAGGTCATAACTTAATTAATGCAGGTGCAGATATTGAGCAGCTTGTAATAGTTAAAGAAAAAGGAATAGCTAATGCAATTAATGTAGGGTTAAATAAAATAGACTTTAGTCATATTGAATATGTTACCATTTTGGGAAATGATATACTAGAACCTAATAATTGGTTATCAATTAGAAATGAATTTTTAAATGATGAATCAATAGGTATATGCTCAATTCCTTTAGATGGCTTTTCAGGTGATTCATTAGATTTGATTGGGAACTTTACAATAACAAAAGAAGCAATTAAAAGAGTAGGTGCATTTAATCAAGAGTTAGACCCTTACGGAGCAATAGATTTAGATTACTGCACAAGAGTAAGGTCAGCAGGATTGCATACTAAATTTGTACCATTTACTAAAGCTACACACTTAGAACAGAACGGTAGTGATAAATATGGTTATAATAAAATGGAGTTAGTTAAAAAGACTTGGGATTTACACAATAAAAACGTATCACAATATACTGATGGAACTAAAGCATATTATATACCATTATGAGAATATTAGCAGTAACAAGCAAATTTAGTGGAGTTGGTTATCATAGAATAATGATGCCATTAGTTAATATGCAAAAAGACTATTGTATGATTACAGATACTATTAATGAATTAGTATTTGATAATAATTATGATATAGTAATTTTTAATAGGTTTTTAAATTCAACAGATGCAAAGCTATTAGTTAAGATGAAGTTGAAATATAACTTTAAATTAATAGTTGATAATGATGACTATTGGCATTTACCCCCATCACATATTTTGTATCAAAGATATCAGGATACCAATATATCTGAAATTATAACTGAATATTTAAAAGTAGCAGACCTTTGTACCTGTACTCATGAAAGGTTAGCTGATGAAATTTATAAGTATAATACTAATGTAGAAATATTACCTAATGCTTTACCATATGGTGAGGAGCAATTCCAAGATAATAAATTGGAATCTGATATGGTTAGGTTGTTTTGGTCAGGTTCAGGTACTCATGTTCCTGATTTAGATATATTAAGAAATCCAATGAAGAAGATTAATTTCCCTGTAAGAACTGTAATTGCAGGTTATAATCTAGCTGAAAAACATCTTTGGGATAGAATGATAGGAGTATTTACCAATGGATTAAAACTTAATCCAACCATATATGACTATGCAGAGGTAACAAAATATATGGGTGCTTATGCTGATTCAGACATTAGCGTTATCCCTTTGGTTGATAATAAATTTGGTGCAATGAAATCTAATTTAAAAGTATTAGAAACTGCATCAAAAAGAAACCCTGCTATTGTTAGCAATGTGCATCCATATAAAGATATGCCTGTATGCTATATAAATAATCAAAGGGATTGGTATTATTGGATTAAATTATTAGTTAATGATGAAGCAGCTAGGATTGAATATGGACAAAAGCTATTTGAATACTGCAATGCTAATTTTAACCTACACACAATAAATAACAAAAGATTTGCTATTTATAATAAATTGATAGGCAATGCCAATATATAAATGTAGCAACGGAAAATACAGAATAGGTACAGGAAGTTGTATTTATGATACTCATGATAAGGCTGCTAAAGTATGGGCAGCAATTTTAGCAGGTGGTAAAATGGCAGCTAAGAAAGTTAGCTATGACTATGATGGGGTATTAAGTACAGATGCAGGAAAAGAAAAAGCTAAAAGAGATATTGCTGCAGGTAATTTAGTTTATATAATATCAGCTAGAGATAACAAAGAAACAATGCTAGGTACTGCAAAAGATTTAGGTATACCTGCAGATAGAGTTTATGCAACAGGTTCAAATAAAGCTAAGGTTGAAAAGATATCTTCATTAGGAATAGAAATACATACAGATAATAATCCTGATGTAATTGCACAGGTTAATGCATTACCAAAAGCTAGAGGAGTTAAATTTGAATTTGAGATAACATATAATGATTATCCTGAATCAGCTACTAATAATGCAAAAAAGGCTTTAAAGTGGGCAGAAGAAAATGGATGGGGTGAATGTGGAACTGCAGTTGGTAAAGCTAGAGCAAATCAATTAGCTAATAAAGAAAACATTTCAAGGGATACAATAGCTAGGATGGCATCTTTTAAAAGACATCAACAAAATAAAGATGTACCTTATTCAGAAGGTTGCGGTGGTTTAATGTGGGATGCATGGGGTGGCACTTCAGGAATTGAATGGGCAATAAACAAACTAAAGCAAATAGATAAATAATGGAATGGTTTATTCAATTTGGCAACTTTAGAATATCATTAGGTATATTAACTAACACAATACACTTGGGCATATCATTAGGATATAGTGTAGATGAGCATAATCAGTTACATAAAAGTTTGAATTTTGGTTTTATCTTTGTATCATTAAATTTCATAATGTTTAATGAAGAAACATACTAAGATATATTTGGATTACTTTGGATATGGAATAGAGGATTTTATACCTTGTGAATCATGTGGAGCAAAGGCAGTAGATATTCACCATATAGAAGCTAGGGGAATGGGGGGAAACAAAGAAGCGGACAAAATAGGAAACCTGATGGCACTATGCAGATATTGTCATACAGTTATGGGTGATACTAAAACACATATGGAATATTTAAAAAATAAACATAAAGAAAAATTAGATGGCAAAGGGTAAAAACGATTCAACAAAGCTAACATTTGGCAAACGCAAAAGAGGACAGGCAAAGAAATCTTATAACAAACATTCATCTAAGACTAAAGCATATAGAGGACAGGGAAGATAAAAACTAAAACTATGATAATACTACCTGCACAAATAGAAGGCTTAACTGCTAGAAAGGACAAAACAATCAAAGTAACATTTGGTACACAGGAACTGACACCTGTTGATGCAGCACAAGTTTTCCAACTGAATCAGAAATTCTGCTATATAGCTATCAAAGAAGAATCCTTTCAACAGGATGAACTTGATAACCTAGATAGTATTAAGACTGACCTAGAAGCAAATAAGACCCCATCACAAAGATTAAGGGCTATTTTATATATTAACTATCAACAGGATAGTGAAGGCTACAAAGATTTTATGACTTATTACATTAGTAAGATGGATAAACTTTGTGAGCATTTTAAATCTAAATTAGATAAATAAACAGAAACACATCAGAAATGCCATTTGAAAAAGGAGTAACACCACAAGGAGCAAAGCCATTTGAAGCAGGGGAATCAGGGAATCCCAATGGCAGACCTAGAAAATATGTCAGCCTATTAAAAGAACAAGGCTATAAGCTATCAGAAATTAATGACAGCATTCAGGCTTTAATGTCAATGGATGAAGAAGAATTAAGAACAGTTAGCACAAATGACAAAGCAACAGTATTGGAAAAGACAGTAGCTAAGGCAATCTTAAAGTCTATGAGCAATGGTAGCTTATATTCATTAGATACTTTATTGACTAGAGTATATGGTAAGCCTAAAGAACAAATGGATATTAAATCAGATAACAAAATAGAAGTTATCTTTGTAGATGGTAAAACCATTTTATAATGCAGATATTTCTACCTAACCCACATACTAATCAACAGAAAATACTAGAATGTGATAAACGTTTTAGGGTTGTTATGTGTGGTCGTAGATTTGGTAAGTCAGAACTATCACAGATACTTTCAGTTGCATATGCGGTTAAAGGTCTATCTGTGGCTTATATAACCCCTACTTATGGATTGGCTAAGGTTTTCTTTAGTAAGCTAACTGAATCCATAGAACTGCCTAAAAACAAGTCAGACCTTAAAATAGATTTTCCCAATGGCGGACAGGTAGAATTTTTTACAGGGGAACGATTGGATAACCTAAGAGGTAGAAAGTTCCATTTAGTTATTATAGATGAGGCATCATTTATACCTGACTTAGAATCAGGATGGCAGAATAGTATTAGACCTACCCTAACCGATTACAAAGGGAAGGCAATATTCCTTTCAACCCCTAGAGGTAAGAACTATTTCTATAGTTTGTTTATGAAGGCAGGGGAAAATGATTGGGCATCATTCAAGTTTACTAGCTATGACAATCCCTTCATTGACCCAATGGAAATAGATGAAGCTAGGATGCAATTACCCAATGTGGTATTTGAGCAGGAGTACATGGCTAACCCATCAGAGAATAGTGCGAACCCATTTGGTAATAAGTTTATACAGGATTGTGTTAAGCCAATTAGCAACCAACCTATAGTTGCATTTGGTATTGACCTTGCTAAGTCAGTTGACCATACCGTAATCATAGGTCTTGATAATGGTGGCAATGTGGCTTATTTTGACAGGTATCAAATGGATTGGCATAATACTAAGGAGAATATAAAGAGACTGCCTAGATGCCCTATATTAGTAGATAGCACAGGTGTAGGTGACCCTATACTAGAAGACTTGCAAAGGGAAGGGATAGCCATTGAAGGATTGAAGTTTACGAGTTCTAGTAAGCAGCAGCTAATGGAAGGCTTGGCTACTGCCATCCAACAGGGCAGGATAGGATTCCCTGAAGGAGCAATCACCAATGAATTGCAAGTATTTGAATATCAATTCACTGCAAATGGGGTTAAGTACTCTGCACCATCAGGATTCCATGATGACTGTGTTATGGCATTAGCTTTGGCTTGGAATAACTTCAGCATAAAAAGGGGTAATGGTAGGTATTCTTTTGTATAGCATGAGCTGCATTTGATTGATAATTGAATCATTTTTGATTGATAAATGAGCCGATTTACCGTTCATCCTTGATATTTACCGTTCATCACAAAGTTTAAAAATAGTTGACAAAATGTTTGGAATGTGTATATATCCTGTACTATCTTTGATTTATCAAATAACCAAAAAACCAACGTTATGAAAACAGTTACACTAAAAGAATTACAAATGTTAAAAGACATTTATAATGACCAAAACACTGATAGTTGCGGAAATTATAAGGTAGAATCTAATGAGGAAAAAGGATTAATTGGCTCTTTAGTAAAAAAAGATTTAGTATTTGATGCTTTTGAAGGAGATGTATTTAGTAAAAATTGGCAATTTAATAAGTATTCATTTTGTTGTACAAGTGAAGGAATTGCAACATTAGAATTAAATGGATTTGATACTTCGCATTTAAAAACTTATTACGAATTATATCAATCATAAATAAATCAGGGGTGCGACTGTAACGCACAATTTTAAAACCAAAAACACAAACATTATGAAAACTCAAGTAACAAAAACATTTTATGACGGACAAAAGTTTACAGAATTAGGTTCTTATTTATCTTTAGAATCAGCACATAGTGAGCATATTCACTATAAGTTTCAACAAACATTTGAGGATATTGATAATATGGATAGGTCAATTCCTTATATTCATTTGATGGAATTTAGAAATAATGAACATTATAACGATTTGTATTTTACTTGGAAAAATATATAACTAACCCACGCAGGGGTGCGACTGACCAACGCACATTTTATTATGAAAAATAAGCAAAGACAATATAATATCGAAGCAGTAATAATTATAATATTCGCTATCTTAGCAACTGCATATATCCAAAATAATTAAACATACTATCCCTGCAACAAACAATCAAATAAATTAATTAATAGGGATGTTGGTTAGTTTCCTAGATGGGCAGGGATATTTTAAAAACTATGACTATGAATAAAAACATTGAAGATTTATTATATCCTAATAATAATAAACTTATACTTAATGATGATGAAATAACTACTACAATAGTAGACTGTGAATTAGATGAATATAAATGTAAATTTAATGGAGCAGAAGATATACAAATAAATACAGAGGGTTATACTCATATAACATTAGATATTGATACACTTGAATCATTAATAGCATTAATTAAGAAGGCAGAAAAGATGTATAATAAAATTAAATAACCAATGACAAACTACGAATTAAAACAAGGCATATTAGATAAGATGGAAATAGAAGGTCTAATAGAAAAGATTGAGAAACTTGAACACCAATTAGCTATTAAAGAATTGGAAATCAAAAAGTTAACTAGAGAATTAATATTATTACAACAAGACTTTTATAAAGAATAGATATGAGTATCATAATGATAATATTAATATGGGAATTGGTAAAAGAAATTATTGCTAGGATTATCAAAAGTCAATTATGAAGTATATAAAGTTCTTTCTTATTAGCATACCATTGGCTTGTTTATTATATGGAATTGTATTATCTTTATGCAAAATCAAAATACTATGTGGGAGAAAATAAATGTTTGGCAATATCAGCAGATATACAATCTTTACAATTCAAAGGATAATTATGCTACTGATTTAGAAGTAGATTCAAAATTAGTTTCAATAGTTAATAACATAACTGAAGCACAGGTAGATAGCTTATCAATAAATGATTTCAATAAGCTAAAGAAAAGCATTGCATTTTTAAATGAACCTATTCAAGGGAAGCCTGTTAAATATATAAAGATAAACAAAACTAAAAGGTATAAGCTAAACTATGATGTTAGCAAGATGCCATTCGCTAGGTATATTGAAAGTAAAGTATTTAGTGAAGATTTATATGGCAACCTACATAAGTTGGCAGCTACTATGGTACTACCACAAAAAAGAAAGTTTGGCATTTGGTTTAAAGAGAAGTATGATGCTAGTAAACATCAGCAATATTCTGATGATATGCTAACTGCTAGATTTGTAGATGTTTATCATTCGCTTGTTTTTTTTTATCAAGTATACAGAAATTGGATAGAAGTTTCACAGGGTTATATGGAGAAGAAAATGATGGAAGCAGGGATGACACAGGAACAAGCGAAAGAGGCGGTTCAAAGTTTATGCAATACTTTGGATGGCAATATTCAACCAAACTTATTGCCGAGTACGAAAATTGCACAGTTACAGAAGCATATGAACTTAGCACAATAGAATGCTTAAATATATTAGCATACTTAAAAGCTAAGAGTGATTTTGACAGAGAACAAATAAGAAAGATTAGATAGTGCATATAGGTTTTTTGGTTTGCTGACCCCTGCCCTTAAAAAAGGTGGGGGTTAGTTATTTTTGTACCTTTGTCCTATTTATTAGTATGAGCATTAGTAAAGCACAGGCACAAGCAATTGGTGAAGGATTCCTTAATACATTAGGTGAGCAACCTATGAAGGAAGGAGAAATGCCTGTTATTGAAAAGCTATTAAAAGACTTTGGTGGTGATTTTATAACTGCTGCACAGAAGAATCTTAACAAAAATAAGTCAATTGCTTCAGGTGCTATTGATGATATTAGGATGAATTTCACAAAGTTTGCTACTTCATATACTATTTCATTAGGCTATCCAAAAACAGAACCTGCTTCAAAGTATTGGGATTTTATAAACAAGGGTGTAAAAGGTACTAAGAATGTGAAGGCAGATGGCAATACACCTTATAAATTCAATACAGGTAAGAAGGCAATACCAATATCTGCTGCCCAAAAATGGTTAGGTTATAACAAATTAAAGGCAACTTCAATAAAACCATATAAGAAAAAAGGCATTGAAACAAAGGCAATAGATGGTAAAAAGTCATTGGCGTATATGGTAGCTAGGTCAATACATAGAAAAGGTATTAGGTCAACACACTATTTTGACAATGCCCAAAAAGAAACATTTGGTCAAAACTTCTATGAAGTAATGGAAGCAGCATTAGGAAAAGATATTCAAATTAAAATTAGACAAATAGGTAAAGAATTAAAAAATGGCAATAACAATACAAAGTAGCCCTGCACCTTATTCAAGTATGCATGATGACTTATGGTACGTTTCAAGTTCAACTAATGTAGGTCAAACTGCATTTAAGTTTGTGTATGATGTTTATGTAAATGGCAGTCAGGTAAGTAGGACAAAGGTATATCCATCACCATCTGCAGAAGGCAGCTATGGTGTGTTCAATGCTTCACCAATGGTAAGGTCATACGTTACTAATTACTTTGAACCATCAGGTAGTTCAATATTGGTAGCATCAAATAATAAGATTAAAGTAGATAGCACAATCAAGATAGGTGAGGAGTATGTAAGCGGTGGCAATCTAATAACAAATTTTAATTTAGTATCAGGTGCTTTAAGTTCTTATAACTACTATCCCCCATTATTTGCAGATATATTATTTGTTAATAACAATACACCTTTAGTATTGTCTGATTATTATGATAATCTATTACTAGAAAACTTTACAGATGATTGGATTACAGAAAGGGATACTGAAAAGATTACTATTGAATATGGTGATAATTTCTATGCTACTTACTTTAAAATAACTTCAGGTACTTATTCAGCATGGATAGATGTAATTAATGAAGGTGGTACAGTATTAGATACTGCAAGTGGAAATATAACATTTAGCGGTGAAATGAATCTATTCAATTGTCAGGCAGGACATATAAATACTTTTGCAGGTAGAACATTAATCACAGAAAATACCTATGGATATAATGTTTATTTAAAACGAGGAGTGGCAATATCTAGGAAACTACAATTCGTTCAAAAGTGCTATCCTAAATACAAGCAATATAATCTGCATTTCCTTAATAGACTTGGCGGTTGGGATACTATGAAATTTGCATTGGTTAACAAGAGGTCAACAGAAGTACAAAGAGCATCATACAGAAGAAACGATTGGCAGCTATCAGGTAACACAATGACTAATATTGATGCATATAATAAGTATAATGAAACTACTTTGAACTATGCTATTCAGCATAAGGATAAGTTCCATTTAGTATCTGATTGGGTTACCGAACAAGACTATGAATGGTTAGCACAGTTATTTGCAAGTAGTATTACATATATGGAAGTGCAAGGTGCATATTTCCCTGTAACTATTAGTAGCACAAACTATGAATATAAATTAGAAACTTCTGATAAGCTATTCAATTTTGAAATAGATATTGAAGTTGGTAAATATTTAACAAGCCAATTTAGATAATGATTAGTACTGAAATATATATTGAAGATTATAAGCTAGATTTATTGCAGGATATAAGTACAGAATTTACTTATGCAGTTGATGATATTAATGACTTTGGTTCAAAAAATACATCATTTAGTAAAACCATATCACTATCAGGAACGGCTAGGAATAACCAAATATTTGGATTTATATTTGATTTGGGTAATGCAAACTTTACTGATGATACATTGCCAAATGTTAATTATAATTTTAATGCATCAAAGGCAGCACAATGTAAAATCTTTATTGACAAAGTGCAGATATTTAAGGGAACATTAAGAATATTAGAAATAGTAAGCGAAGGTAAAACTATAGAATATCAATGTTCTGTATTTGGTGAACTAGGTGGATTTATGACTTCATTAGGTAATTCAAGATTAGAAGACTTAGATTTTAGTGCATATAATCATACATATAATGTTGGAAATATAACAGGAAGTTGGGATGCATCTGCAGGTTCAGGATATTACTACCCATTAATTGACTATGGTAATGTAAGTACTAATAAAATTGATTTTCAGTTTAGTGCATTTAGACCTTCATTCTATGTTAAAGAATACATGGATAAAATATTTGATGCTACTGATTATACATATGAATCTGACTTTTTTAATACGGATTTCTTTAAAAGGTTAATCATACCACATAACCAAAAGACATTAACGAGTTCAAGTAATACACAGTTATCTGCATTGAATGTAAGTAAAGATTATATTGACTATGGTACTGATTTCCCAATTGAATATAATACAACTTTACTAGGTAATTTCACATTAACAAGTAATTATTTATTTACATATACAGGTGCGACTACAAAAGTAATTAATATCAATTTATCATTATTAGGTACATATACATTAGGGTATGCAGGTTCAATACATATCAGAAAAAACGGTGGTATAATTGGTACTTACTATGTAGGTGCAGGATTTGTAGGTAATGACTTTGAGGCTACTATTAATTTAACAGGGATATCAATTGCAACAGGTAATACAATATCTGTAACTTTTGATATTGCCCATATTGGTGATAGTGATTATGAATTTACTGCTTCATTAGGCACTTTAGATTTTACCACAACTAGCAGCGAAATAGTTCCAATTGGTTATGGTGAAACTATTATAGCAAATAGCACAATACCTAAAGGGGTATTTCAAAGAGACTTTTTATTAAGCATTGCTAAGATGTTTAATTTATATATATATGATGATACTTATGATGATAAAAAAATTCACATAAAACCATATATTGATTTCTATTCTGCATCAAGTGCTAATGCATTAGATTGGAGCAATAAGATAGACAGGTCTAAGCCATTAAGCATAAAGCCAATGAGTGAACTTAATGCTAGATATTACCATTATAAATTTAAAGAGGACAATGACTTTTACAATGAAAACTACAAAAAGAAATATAACGAAAATTATGGTGACAGGGTATATGATACTTCATATGATTTTAGTAAAAATACGGAAAGTGTTGAAGTAATATTTGCACCATCAGTTTTATTTCAAGCAACAGGTACGGATAAAAAATATCCTGCAATATATAAGCTATCTAGCAATAATACTACAGAGGATGCAATGGATAGTGTTATTAGAATAATGCAAAAGAAAAAGATTACAAGTGTTGCATCTTGGACAATTAAAAACGGTGCTACCACTTTAACTACATTAACATCATACGGATATGCAGGGCATTTAGATGACCCTAACAATCCTACTAATGATATTAACTTTGGTTCACCTAAAGAAATACAGATAGTTGTTTCTAGCTATCCTACAACTAATTTATTCAATGCATATCATTCTGAATATATAGCAGAAATAACGGATAAGAATAGCAAATTATTAACTTGTTCAGCTTTATTAAATACAATAGATATATTTAATTTAGACTTCAGTAAATACATTTGGATAGATGGAATACTATTTAGATTGAATAAGGTAGAAGGGTATAACCCAATGGAATATAATACAACGAAAATAAGTTTATTAAAAGTAATTGAAACAACATACTAATGGCAGAGAATTTAAATTTAAATGTAAACGTAGATACATCAGAAGCTAATGCTTCGGTAGGTTCGCTTAAAAAGCAACTTAGAGAGGCACAAAATGAAGTTAATGCATTATCAGATAAATTTGGTGCAACTTCAAGAGAAGCAGTTAATGCGGCTAAAAAAGCAGCAGAACTTAAAGATAGAATTGGTGATGCTAAAGCACTAACTGATGCATTTAATCCTGATGCAAAGTTTAAAGCATTGACTTCTTCTTTATCAGGTGTTGCAGGTGGGTTTGGGGCAGTGCAAGGTGCAATGGCATTGTTTGGTGCTGAATCAGACAATGTACAAAAGACATTATTAAAGGTTCAATCTGCAATGGCTATTTCACAAGGGTTGCAATCAGTTGGTGAAAGCATAGATTCATTTAAACAATTAGGTGCAGTTATACAAGCAAGTACTGCATTTCAAAAAATAAATAATACAGTTACTGCAATAGCAGCAACAGTTCAAAAAGCATTTACAGGTGCAGTTAATCAAACAAGTATTGGATTTCAAGCATTAAAAGGTGCAATCGCTGCAACAGGAATTGGATTATTAGTAGTAGGATTAGGAACATTAATTTCAAAAATATCAGAATGGACTTCAGGAACAGGAAATGCTGAAGAGGCACAAAAAAAATTAACAGAAGCAATTAATGACCAAAGTTATGCATATCAAGGATTAAGTAAAGCATTAGACGTTGCAACACAAGAAAATATATTAAAAGCTAAAATAGCAGGTAAAAGTGAAGAAGAAATAACTAAAATAACAAAAGAAGGAGCAGAAGCAAGGCTTAAATTAAAGCAAGAGGAATTTGATAAAGCATCTGAATTATTTGTAGAATTAGCTAACAAAGAAGATGTAACACAACAAGAATATAATGCTGCACAAGAAAATGTATTGAAAACAAGAAGTGCATTAAATGATGAGATGGATAAACAAGAATTAGACAAATTAACTAAACAGGCTAATGATAAAGAAAAAGGAGATAAAGATAAATTACAAAGGCAGCAGCAAACAAATATAAAAAATAAAGAATTAAGAGCACAACAAATAGAAGATGAATTAGCTGAACAAAAAGCATTAGAAGATGCATTATTACAAAGTGAATTAAATGCATTTGAAAAAAGACAAGAGCAAAGAAAAAGACTAGCTTTAAATGCAGTTGGTGTTGATGGATTAACAAATGAAGAAAGAGAAAAGAAGACAGAAGATGATGCAATAAGAAAGGATTTTTTTGATAAAAAAGCACAAGACCTTACAGAAAAAATGCAAACTGATGGCTTAGGTAAGTTACTAGCTATTAAAGCAGAAGGAATTGTTGCAGAACAAAAACAAGATGAAGATAATTTAGCAGCAAAAAGAAGAATAAATGATTTAGAAGTTGAAGCAAAAAAAGCACAAATAGAAACATTAAAAGGATTTATTTCTAATTTAGGTTCTGCTTTTGAACAAGGAACAGTTGCAAGTAAAACTGCTGCCATTGCTGAAATTGGAATTAATACTGCATTAGGATACATACAAGGATTAGATATTGCACAAAAAGGAGCAAAAGGTACAGGTCCATTAGCACCATTTACAATGCCTATATTTTACGCTTCTCAAATCTTGGCAGTTGTTGGAGCAGTAAGTAAAGCAAAAAATGCTTTAAGCGGAGTAAAAGGCGGTGGCGGTGTAGGTGGTAGCGTTAGTCCACCATCATTAAATACGGCTTCTCCAATGTCTCCTGCAATTCCAAGTGCACAAACTACAAATATTAGTCAGCAGTCAATTAATCAATTAGGTAATCAAGCAGTAAAGGCTTACGTTATTGAAAGTGATGTTACAGGAAGTCAACAAAGAATGGAAGCCATTAGACAAAGGGCAAGATTTAGTTAATATTTTAAATTAATATATTTATAGTTATGGAATTACCTTTATATATGTTGGAAATATCTGATGATTTAAATGATGATGCAGAGGTGCAATTCGTTTCATTAGTAGATAGACCTGCCATTCAAAAGAATTGGAATGCATTTAAAAATGAACAGAAGTTTCAAATTGTTAGTGAAGATAAGCATATTATTAGCGGTTGTGCTATGTTGGCTGATACTCCTATCTTTAGGAGTGATGCTAACTTTGGTGACTATTATGTTGCTTTTTCTAAGGAAACAATTGTTAAGATTGTGCAGAAGTATTTTAAAAAAGGATACCAAAACAATGTGAACTTGATGCATGACCCTAATCAAATTGAAACAGGGGTAACAATGTTTGAAAGTTTTATTAGTGATAAATCAAGAGGCATTGAACCAATGAAAGGATTTGAGGATGCACCTGATGGCAGTTGGTTTGTTTCTATGCTAGTAGAAAATGATGCAGTTTGGGAGCAAGTAAAGGCAGGACAAGTTAATGGATTTTCAATAGAAGGCATCTTTAACTATGCACCAAAAGTAAGTCAAGATGAAATTAAGATGAGTAGGATATATGATATTCTTAGTTCAATAAAATCCTAAGTGATAAACATTATTAATTATTAACATTTAAAGAAAAATAAAAATGAATCCAAAAGAAGCATTAAAACAAATCAGAGCATTGTTTGAGGATATGCCACAAGTTGTAGAACCTGTTGCACCTGTAGAACCAACTGCACCTGCAGAACCTGCAGTTACAAAAGTTGATATGGCTGAATATTCTTTAGTAGATGGTACTAAGATTATGATTTCAGAATTGAAAATCGGTGGTATGGTAACAATGGCTGATGGTACTCCTGCTCCTGCAGGTGAGCATCAATTAATGGATGGTACATCTATCCAAGTTGATGAGTTAGGTTATATCATTGAAATAGCATCTCCTAAAGAAGATGTAGTTATTGAAGAACCTGTTGCACCTGCTGCACCTGTAGCACCTGCACAAGATACAACTGCAATGGTAACAGAACTAAAGGCAGATTTCGCAGAACAAAAAAGTCAATTAGAAACAAAGATTGCTGAATTAGAAAGTAAAGTAAAGCAAGGATTTGCACAAGTAGCTGAATTAGTAGAAGCACTTTCAAATACCCCAACTGCTGAACCTACTCAAAAATCAGCTAACGCATTTCAATCTTATGTAAGTAGTAATGATACTAAGTACGAAAGATTGGAGAAATATAGAAACGCAATTTTAAACAAATAAATTTATAACAAATGTCATTTTCAGTAAGTTCATTAACAAACTATACTAAGGAGAACGAAGCATCATTGGTATCTTCTTCAGTATTAGGAGCAAAAACTGCAGCTTTAATTAAAAGTGCAGGTAACGTTATGGTTGGTGTTAAATCAGCAGAAACCATCAACATTATGGATACAGATGCTTTCTTCCAAGCAGGTGGTACTTGCGGTTGGAACGCATCAGGTACAACTTCTTTCACACAAAGAACTGTAACAGTAGGTAAAATCAAAGTACAAGAGGCTTTATGTCCAAAGGCATTAGAAGCTAAGTATTTACAAAAGGCTTTACCAACAGGTTCTACTTATGATTCAATTCCTTTCGAGCAAGATTATTCTGATAGAAAAGCTAAGACAATTGCTTCTCAATTAGAAACTGCTATTTGGCAAGGTGATACTGCTTCTGCTAACGGTAACTTAAACAAGTTTGACGGTTTAATCAAATTGATTGGTGCTGCTTCAGGAGTTGTAGATGCTAACGTTTCAGGATATGTTTCAGGTGCTCCTTTAAGTTCTATTACTGCAGCTAACGTAATTAGCTTATTAGATGGTGTATACAAAGCAATTCCTGCTAAAGTAGTAGCTGCTGATGATATGACTATCTTCGTAGGTCAAGATACTTTCAGAACTTATACTATTGCATTGAAAAATGCTAATATGTTTAACTATTCTTTTGATGGTAAAGCTGATAGCGAATTTGTATTGCCATCTACTTCAATCAAAGTTGTAGCAGTAGCAGGTTTGAACGGAACAAATGATATTTACGCAATGCGTTTAAGCAACTTGTTCTTAGGTACAGACTTATTGAACGAAGAAGAAAAATTTGAAATCTTCTTTGCTAAAGAAGCTGATGAAGTACGTTTTGCAGCAGAGTTCAAAATGGGTGTGAATATTGCATTCCCTGATGAAATCGTAAAAGTAGCAATCTAATTATAAAATGGGGTTTGAAATATAACCCCCATTTTTAAATAAAATAAAATAAATAAAAATGGCGTGTGCATTAACACAGGGATATACCCTAGATTGTCGTGATTCCTTAGGTGGAATTACTGAAGTTTATTTTATTGCAAGTTCAGATGTGACTTCGACTACAGAAGCTAGTGGTGTAATTACTGCTTTAGTAAAAGCTACAGGTAAGAAGTTTTATAAATATGAATTAACAAAAGGTACTTCAATGTTTACTGAAAACGTAGCATCAAACGTACAAAATGGTACTTTATATTTCACTCCTGAATTAACAATAATCTTAAACAAGTTACAAGCTAATACAAGAAACGAAATCTTATTATTAGCACAAAATAGACTTGTTGCAGTTGCTAAAGATAACAATGGTAAATATTGGTATCTAGGTAAAACAAGAGCATTAGATTTAACAGGTGGTAGTGCTGCAAGTGGTACTGCTGAAGGTGACAGAAGTGGTTATACATTAACCTTTACAGGTGCAGAACCTGCTCTTTCTCCTGAAGTAAATTCTACTGTTGCAAGTGCTTTGACTACTGCAGGATAATAAGTTTGTAGATTTTTCATAGTTAGTTCCCCTGCCTAGTTTTCTAGGTGGGGGTTTTTTGTATGTCAAAAAGTAAAGTTATTGACTTACTTTATTATGACATAAGTCAAATAATAGCTTTACTTACTTGTTTTGTAAATATTTATATAATTGCTATTTATAATTGATGATACATTTAACTAAGGGGCAAACCAATACAATTATAATGACTTTAACTGAAAAGCAGTTATTGATTAATCCTAACTATTTATTTGTTTTTACAAATAGAAGTAGCAATAATATTATCAAATTCGTAGTTTTAAACGCATCTGATTTAAGTTTATATAAGGATAGATACAATGAATTTAGCATTGTTACTAATACTAGCTTTAGTTCTGCATTAGAAGGTCAATATACCTATGAGGTATACGAACAAGCAAGTAGTAGCAATTTAAATATAACAGGCTTAAATAAGCTAGAAACAGGCATTATGTGGCTTTCAGGTTCTACTATGACTTATAACCAATATACAACAACAGACACTTATACAATTAGACAATGATAGATTTAAGAGTATTAACATTCGCTGAAGCTAGGCAGCCTGAATTTAAAGAAAAGAAAGGCATAGATGGCGGATATATTAAATATGGAGAAAACAATGATTATCCTGAATACATAGTAGATTTATATAATAAGTCTTCTAAGCATAGTGCAATCATTAAAAGCAAGGTGCATTATATTACAGGCAATGGTTGGTCAGGTGAACCTGATGCACAAGCATTTATAGACAAAGCTAATAGAGTTGAATCATTAAACGATTTAACTAGAAAGGTATCTTTGGATGTCGAAATATTTGGTGGTGCATATTTAGAAGTTATTTGGGATATGGCAGGGAATCTTGCTGAATTATGGCATTGTGATTATACTAAAATAAGAACCAATAAAGATAATACACAATATTGGTATAAGGAAGATTGGAAGGATAATAAGATTAAGCCTGATGTTATAGCTGCATTTAATCCTAAGCAGCCAAAAGGAAAACAAATTCTGTACATAAAAGAGTACAGACCTAATATTGGCATCTATGGATTACCTAGTTACTTTGCTGCATTAAATTATATTGAATCAGATATTGAAGTATCTAAGCATATTTTAGGAAATGCACAGACAGGGTTTTCTGCTAGTAAACTTATTACGTTACCTAATGGTGAGCCTAATGATGAAGAAAAACGCAATGTAGATAATAGATTAAGAAAGACATATAGCGGTGCAGATGGTAAAAAATACATGATTGCATTTGTTAATGACATATCTAGGAAGCCTGTCGTAGATGATTTGGGTACAAGTGATTTAACAAAAGAAGATTTTAGCAGAGTAGATGAATTAATTCAGACTAATATATTTAGTGGGCATCAGGTTACAACCCCATCAATTATGGGAATTGCTGAAGCAGGTAAGCTAGGCAGTAGAACTGAAATGCGTGATGGCTATGAAATATTTAAGAACACTTATGTAAATGCAAAGCAAATGCATTTAGAAAGTGTATTTAATATGTTAGCTAAATTTAAAGGTGTTACAACTGAAATAAAGATTATACCTACAGA